TGTCAAACGCGGAGCTTCTTCCGTGTTTGAACGCTGCATTATCAACCATTAATGGAGAGAATGTACAGAAAATCCTCACGGAGCTCATGATCAAGTACGGAAATATAAATTGCGAATATAGCGACGAAGTAACTGGCGTTCGCAAGCAGGAAAAGCTTACCAGAAGTCTTCTGGATGAGCTTTTTATCGGAAGACTCGACAGCATGCTGATGCTTGCACTCGATGTGGTTAAGCTGAATTTTGCGGATTTTTTTACTGGAATTCTGAGCCAATATGGGAGCCGACGGGCCGCATCGAAGAGCCCGATCTCGAACAATATGGGAGATTCCGAGGAGGCTGTTTCTATCCTTTAGAGCTCAGGATGTACCAGCTCATCCAAAACGGCTATGCAAGTATGCAGGAGCTGAAGGAATACTATACGCTGAGCGAGGCGTTGAAGCTGTACGCTCTCATGACCATGAGGCAGGACATTGAAGCAATTGACGCAACGAAGTTCAGAGAAAGGAGTGAACGCCATTGAGTGAAAACATAATCGAGAAGCTGATGATAGCTGTCGGCTTCCAGACAGATGAAGCGTCCAAGCAGAAAGTTGCATCAGAAGCAAGCGCCCTAAAGGGAATGCTGAAAAAGGCTCTTGGCGCAGTAGGGGTCACCCTGTCAATTGCCGGAGTTGCGAATTTTGCCAGAGATGCCGTGAATGCAGCGTCCACCGTGGAGCAGATGGAAGAGAAGTTCCACGCAGTATTCCTTGACCTGAGCGATGAAGCGGATCAGTGGGCTGGGAATCTTGCTAAGTCCATCGGGCGATCTAAGAATTCGATTAAGACATACCTTGCTGATCAGCAAAACCTTCTTGTTGGCTTTGGAATGGCAAGAGACCAGGCTGCCAGCATGTCAGAGGAAATGGTCTCTGCGGCTATCAATATTGCATCGTTCAACAACATTGGTGACGATGATGCAGTCAATGCATTATCGAAAGCCATGATGGGACAAACCGAGTCTGCAAAAAGACTGGGAGCGATTCTGAATGATAATACCATTGCAATGGCAATGGAAGATCTTGGTTATAAGAAGAAATTTAAGGATCTGGACGAAGCAACGAAGATGCAAGTCAGATACCATTCTATCGTCATGCAGTCGCCGGATGCATTTCGCGAAGAAAACGGTGTAATCGGCGATGCGGCCCTGTCTATGGGAACATATGAGTCCAAGGCACGGAATCTGTCAGCAATCCAGAAGGATATCAAGGAGAATATCGGTTCTGCGCTGCTACCACTTTATTACACGTTCAACTCATATCTGGCACGGGGCGCCGACAAAATCAGAATTCTGACAGAGAGAATGATGGATTCTGCAACAAATGGAGGAAAGCTTGCTAAGGTCTACGACTTGATCAACAAGGGACTTGAGAAAGGATGGGATCTTCTTCGAAGGGTCTACGATGCAGGGAATCGTGCCGTAGATATGGTCGGAGGATATGAGAACGCTTTAAAGCTTCTGTCTGTCGCCATTGGGACAATCGTAGGATATGGCCTGATTGGAAAAGTGGGAGGCCTGATCTTGAAAATAGGTAGCCTGTCAACGGTGCTTGGTGGAGTCAATTTGAAACTTGCCGGCATGGTGCTTCTGGTCACGGCGGTTTTCCTTATCTTTGACGATCTCGTAGCGTTCATGCAGGGCAGAGATTCGCTTCTCGGAGATATCATTGATGGTACCGGAGGTGATCAGAAGAAGGTCAGAGATACACTGAACGGAATCAAGGATTCTGTGGAAGGATTCTTTGGTAAGGTCAAGGAAAAGTTTGCTGATTTTGGTGATGTTATCAGAGATGCTGCGGACGGCCTTGCAGAGTTCTTCGGAGAAAAAGATGCTGGAGATATGCTTCTGAATACCCTGACAGGAATCAAAGAAGCATTCAAAACGATTGCCGGGCTTGCGGAGACTGCCGCAGGATTTATTGCTTTCATTACCGGTGCGGATGATGCTCTGTCAGGAGAAAAGAATGTAGCAACGTCAAAAGGGACGGAGCGCATGTCCAATGCGGATGCTAAGGAGTATAAGCAGCTTATTCACAATATCAAGGGTACAAAGGGGCAGGAGAGAGACCAAATCCAAAGTCAGATTGACGCCCTTGAAGCAAAGTATCAGGGAACTGATACAACAACCGCAGGACAGAAGATGATGTCGGACGGGCACAACCGTACATGGAATTCCGTTGACCGGGTATTTGGAAATGGTGAGCATCAATCCAATTCGACATTCAGTGACAAGATGGATGAGTCCCGGGATATGTTCAAGCATTTCATTGACGATATCACAATGAATATATTCCATGATGAGCTGTTCCCTCCTATTTCTGAGGCATCGGAAGACACCAAAAACGCCAATAAGGATACCAGAAACAGCACATTCAAAGCACAGGACGGGATGCTGTCTGCGACACAAAGCGCCATGATGAAAATCGTGGATATCGTGTCAGGAGCAATGGCTGGGCTGTCAAACATTGATTTTTCCGGTCTGAATGCGGCAGGATATGCACTTTCCGGAGTAGGAGCCAACATGCCGGTTCGGAGTGCTGCCGGAAAGGGCGGAGCGACTATTTATCAGACAAACAGCTTCAGCAACTCGTTTTATGGCGATACGAGAGACAACCAGGTTGCTGCAAGCAAACAGCTTACGAAGGATTCGAGGGACGCAACCGCAAAGATGTCAGGAGGATTGGCGGCAGGGAGGTAAAGTATGAAAGCAAGAGAGCCTGTCAGCATTAATGGGGCAGAGTTTGATGCGGTAATTGAAAGACAGGAACAAATGTCTGCAGCTGTACCCCAGTATCCGACGGAGAACGGCGTGAGTATCAGTGACAACGTGGCCTTGGATGCCATGGAGCTCACAATGACGCTTTATCTCACCGCCACACCTATCACATGGGCAAGTAGACACGGGACCGGCGAGGAGCATATCGACGCGACCTGTGAGAAGCTTAGAGAGCAGTATGCATCCAGAGAACCTCTTGAGGTGGTCACGAGCAACCGGACTTACTCAAACATGGTCATCAAACAGATGCAGTTCAAGAAGTCAGAGGACATCGGGATGGCAATGGAAATCCCGATCACCCTTACGCAGGTCACTACGACATCCTCGGAAAAAGTCGATATTCCTGCGGGACTTGGGAAGGGCGGCGCTACAAAGAAGGATACCGGAAGAACCGGAACAGGTAGCGCATCCGTCACAAAATCATCCGGGAGCAGCAGTTCTAGATCTTCTGGATCATCAAGTTCTGGTTCTGGCAGCTCTGGTTCAGGAAACTCTGCTTCTTCAATCATGCATGCTGTTGGTAATGTTGCCAGTAAAGCACTTGGTTATAAAAATACTAAAGATATGATCACCTCGGTTGCGTCTGGGAAGGCCAACATAAGATATGGAGGATAGCCGATGTTCGAAATATTTGTTCCGGATGAGCATGACAGCATGAGCAGCATCACGCTTGGAGAGACGGAATACTATCTTCGATTCACCTACAACAGTCGGTTTGATTTCTGGTCAGTTGGAATCTATGACAGCATGAAAGAACCGATCATCCCGATGACGAAGATTGTTCCATACTTTGATCTGTTTTCAGTCTACAGCGGTACGGATATTCCGTCTGGATCCCTTTTCTGCGATTGCAAGAAAGATACGGTAGGAGAGTCGGACTTTCGCAATAAAACGGCTCATATGGTCTATGTAGAGGCGGGGGAGCTGTAAATGAAACAATGGATAAGAGAATACCGATTTGTTGCCGGGCCAAAAGGTAAGGAAGGCTTCAAAATTGAGAGTGCAGGGGTTTCAAGACCTCTGCATATTTCATTTAAGCTGGAAAAAGCAGACACGCAGGCAAGCAACACCGGCACGATCACGCTGAGCAACCTGAGCGATGAGCATAAGGCGATACTCAACGAGAAGGATTGCTACGTGGAGCTTTCTGCTGGATACGAGAGCGGAATGGGAATGATTTTCTGCGGAACTGTTTCCACCACGTCCGAGACGCTTTCCAATGCAGACCGAGATCTGGAAATTGATGTGGTTGATGGTTTTGCGAATACAGATTTGGTGGGATGGCTCTCCATGAACGGAGTGGTTACGTGCTCCGAAGTACTGGACAAGATAGTCAAGAAGATGGAGATTGACTCGGCTATTATCACGGACAAGGCCAAAGAAAAGTTGGAATCTGCAAAATATGATAACGGATATTGCTATGTAGGTAAGTTTCGGGCAGCATTGCAGGCAGTTTTACGTAAGGCAGGGCTTACATTTTCAATTCAGAACGGGATCCTGCAGGTCTATGAGTCCGGGGAAGCAATCGTTCCGAAGGCTTATCAGTTATCCGCAGAATCCGGTCTGATCAGTATTCCTAAGAAGATCACGATCAGTGACAGCAATGTGAACAGCGGGAAGTCAAAATCCACCTCGGAGTCCAAGAAGGAAGGAACTGCCAGTACGGCAGATAAGGGAATTCCTGGGTACGAGGTCAGCTATCTACTGAATCCTGCAATTGGTGTCAATGACCTGATTTCATTAAAGAGCAAGACGGTGAGCGGATATTTCCGGGTACATAAGCTGTCTATGGACGGAGATAACTACGGCGGCGACTGGAAATGTACCGCGCAGCTTATAGAGGTGAAGAAATGATACAGGAGCTTGTAGAGCAGATTGAAAATACGATCAAGGATGTTATGAATTCCAGTCTGCATACTTCGATGCCGGCCAAAATCGTCAACATTGATGAGAAGAAGGGCCTTGTCGATCTGCAGCCGCTTGGATCGTACTACGTAAATGGCGTTGAGCTTGAGTATCCGATTGTTCCGGCTGTTCCGCTGGTGCTGAATGCCGGCAAGGAGTACGCTTGCGTATCACCAATCAAAAAGGGCGATACCGTCATGATGACCTGCGCAGAGCAGTCTATGTCTTCGTGGCTCACAGATACGTCCAATGACCAGATGGACGAAAGGTTCGAGTTGCAGAACGCTATGGCTGTTCCTGGGCTCCAGAAGGGTACTGTGGAAGCGCAGGCTGAGGCCAATGAGGATGATGCCATCGTAGTCAAGAACAGCAATGCGAAGGTCAAAATCTGGAAGGACAAGATTGAAGTTACGTCCGGATGCAAGATTGTGATCGAAGAGGATTCTGTAACGATTCACGGAAATCTGCATGTCAACGGAGACATTACATGTACTGGAAGCTTCCCGGGAGGAGGTGACGTATCTTGAACGACCTACAGATGACAAAAAACGGGGATCTTGCGATCTTCGGCTTTGATGTGCATACCACCGACAGCATTGAGCAGGCAATCCTGATCAAGCTCCGGTGGTTTTTTACTGAGTGGGTTTACAACCGGTCCTACGGGGTCAAGTGGTTCGAGAAAGTCCTGATTAAGAACCCAAGCAAGCTGATCGTAAGAAGAATGCTGGAAGACGCCATTCTGTCGGTCGATGGCGTGATCTCGGTACAGAACATGACACTATCCATCCATAGCAAGCAGAGAGTGGCGCGGATCTCTTTTAAGGCAATCACCAATCAGGGAAAGATCGACATGATGGAGTTTGTGCCTCTCGGAGCAACGGAGGAAGACTTCGATGTCGAAGTACAAGGAAAGAGACTTGTACTGAAGATGGCAAGTCCACTTTGCTACGTCAAAGGAACGACACTTGTATTTACAGCGTATGCTCCGGTTTCCGCAGATGGAACGAAACTACTTGTAGGAGGTATACATGGGAAAAATTGACACGATAGAGCTTCAGATTGACGGCGTAAAAACAGAGTTTTTGATCATGGACAAAGAGACGGCACTGGCCCTCTCAGACGCAGTTTCCAAGCTGAGGGATCTCGTTGATATCAATACAAAGCAGGGCGAAAGCATTAAAGCTATTCAGGAAGCGATCGATAAGATCAACCAAAAAGATGCAGAAACAGATAAAACGCTGAAAAGCCATGATGAGAGGATAACTGCAGCGAATGGGACCGCTGATTCTGCTGTAAGTAAGTTCAATGCGATCTCCAAAGTTGTTGGTGATAATACTCAAAAAATCACGGATGAAGTGCAGCGCGCAAAAGATGTAGAAGGCCATTTGGATCAGCTTGTGACAACCCCGAAAGACAACCTTGTCGCTGCAATTAACTGGGTGCTGGACAAAGCCGATAAAGGTTTGGAAAACGTCGGAACGCTTACGGAGCTGACAACCGTCGAGAAGACGGATCTGGTTAAGGCTGTAAATGAGGTGGTTAGAGACCTAGATTCTACAGACAGGAAAGCTGATCAAAACAAGAATGATCTTGGAAACGTTGCGTTTTCTGTGACAAAAGATGGATTGCTGCATATAGAAAAGAAGGAGGCATAAATGGCAGGTATTGATGTAATTTCCGACACAACGGGTAAGGATATGGTGGAGCAGTTGAAGCGGCAGAACACGCTTCTGTCCGTTATCTCCGGTGCATCGCAGAAGGATTTTATCCAGTCATGGGACGCAGTTGCACAGGCGGTAGCCGGAGGGTACGGGCCATCGCTTTTCTCCATCGGCTCCACTTTCACAGAGCCGTGGAAGGATACGGCAAACAACAACACTTCCTACGACAATCCATGGAGAGTCAACCATTTCTCGGACGTGGAGCTTCAGGATGGCACTACGGTGCCGGGGATGTGGCTCCAGAATGTGTACGCACATCCATTTGGGGTGCAGTTTTCTCACCATAGGGCTTTTTATGCATGCCCGGACGGTCTTGAAGCAGGAACGTACAACGTTGGCTTCGACGCAAGTTGGGGTTCAAATGTCGTAAAGGGTAAGATCTATCAGTTCACTCTCACGAAGGCGGTTGAAAAAGGTGGGAGGCTTGCGGGATTTTACAGAATTCCAGACACGAAGCCTGACGAATGGAAAGTTTATTCCTACGGTGCAGATGGAAAGACACTGAATGAAACAGTGTCCGTCGCAGAAGGCACGGAAGGAACGGCCCTTGGCATGATGCAGGCTACAGCTAGAAGCGGAAACTTGAACTGTTTCCAAGAGGTCGGATACGGATGGAACCGCTGGAGCACGTCGGCACTGCGACAGTATCTCAACTCCAGCCGGCCGAAAGGCGAGTGGTGGACTCAACAGGATCAGTGGGACATTGCGCCGGATGAGCTTGCTAGCAAAGACGGGTATCTTTGCGGTATGGATCAGGAGATGCTGAATAACATCCTGCCGATCAAAACCATTACATACAGCAACGCCGTAAACGGTGCAGGAGCCGATGACTTCGATACCACATATGACAAAGTGAACCTGATTTCCTTGGAACAGATGTACATCAATCCCCAGCACGCAGGCGAAGGTGAGGCACATGAGTACTGGAAGCGAGTGAACGGGACGGCTACGAAATGGCAGCAGTGGAATACCTATCCGATATTAAAGCACTATGCCGTTGAGAATCACTCTTCAGCTCAGCGTGTCCGGTTGCGTTCAGCGTCTCGTGGCGCCGCGCACAGCGCGTGGTACGTCTACTCCAGCGGCTACGTCCACAGCGACTACGCGAGCTGGAGCGGTCGCTTCTCTCCGCTTGTGGTAATCGGGAAATCCAAGTAATCGACGGCACCCACGGATGCCGTCGGAAGGAGAATGGAATGGCAGTAAATGTAGGACAAAGACATGTGCCGGATACACCCGGTACGAAGTCTTTATACGCAATCGACAAAGCACGGGATCTTGCCGTCCATACGATCAAGATTTGCAAGAATGAAAATATCTTTCTCCCAGAGTACAAGGGAGCAGTAACGGAAGATCTTATCAAGACAGCAAAAGATATTTTCTGTGACGCATGGGCGGCGAACAACGTGAAAGTCGATAATTCCCCGGAAAAATGGAAACAAAGAAAATATCTTCAGGAACGATCAGCGGCAGGATGCAATCGCATGCTTGCGATGATTGGCCTTGCGAAAACTCTTTTCCATCTTAGAGGGAAGAAAGTACAGTATTGGTCACAACTTGTCGTAGATACGAGAGGTCTTCTCCGCAAATGGCAGGAGGCGGACACAAAGAGATACGGCAATTTATAAAGTGTGACAGGGATGTAAGTTGAAGCTCAGAATGTCCGGTTGCGTTCAGCGAATCGTGGCGACGCGAATAACACGTGGAACGTCAACTCCAGCGGCAACGTCAACAACAACAACGCGAGCTGGAGCAATCGCTTCTCTCCGATTGTGCAGTGACGGGCGAACAAGCTCTCACGCAGTGAGAGTCGCCCAGATAACAGACCACAAGGAACTGAAGTCCCTGCCGACAGGCGAACAACAACGTGGCGATGCGGCAGACCTAAAGGCCTGTAGCTGCTGATCCGGAAATCGGGGACACGCCACATTAAAAAATATGAAAACAAAAGAAGAAATCATAGATCCGGATGCGCTCTGGGATTCCATGGTGAAGTGCAGGAAAGACGTTTCATGGAAACCTTCCGTAAAGCACTTTGCATTGAACGGAGTAGAAGAAACACTGCGAATGAGCGTGGCTCTGCAGAATGGCAAATGGAAAAACGGGGCGCCGAAGCCCATCATGATCATGTATCCGAAGAAACGAGAAGGGTTATCAATACCTTTTCGCGACCGCGTTTATCAGAGAGCTATCAATGACCTTGTGCTGTATCCGGAAATCACCAGACACTTTATTCTGGATAACTGCGCGTGCCAGAAAGGAAAGGGACCAGATTTTGCACGAAAAAGGATGAAACAGCATCTATGGAACTTCTATTGCCACCACGGACTTGATGGATGGGTGGTACAGACTGATATCCACGGATACTATCCGAACATGAAGCATGATCGGGTAAAAGAGCACTTCAGAAAATATCTCAATGACGACATCTATCAGATGGTATGTGATGTACTGGATACCCAGTATACCGGAAGCACAGGATATAATCCCGGGTCTCAAATGGTACAAATTGCCGGTATCTCCCTCCTCGACCCGATAGACCACTACATGAAGGAACGAATGCATGCAAGGCATTACATCCGGTATATGGACGATACATGGCTGCTGACACATGACAGAGATCATGCTGAGGAGTGCCTTATGGCGTTGAGAAGTCACATTGAAGGGCTCGGGTTCACCCTTAACGAGAATAAAACGCACATCACGCCACTTCCGGATGAATTTGAGTTTCTTGGGTTCCGATATCAAATGACGGAGACCGGGAAAGTCATCATGACGTTGAACGGTCAGAATGTTCATCATGAGCGGAAGAAGCTCAGAAGAATGGCAAACATGGTGCAGAAAGGTCAGATGTCGCAGGAAAAGATGGATGAATGTTACCTATCGTGGAAAGAGCACGCGAGCCACGGGAACTCGCATCATCTTTTGCAGAAAACAGATCACTATTATCAATCATTGAAAGGAGAAAAGCGTGAAATTTAACGAAGCAGAAATGTCGCCGAGGGTCGGACGTGAATTCAACAATCTGAAAGCAGATAAGCTTGTTCAGGACAGCAAGATTGATCTCCTGGCACTTATAACGGACACAGAGTTCCCAGAGGACGAGATGGCAGAAGGAATGGAGGGTATGAGTGGTGAATGAGCATAGCAAACGGTTTTATAAGCTGAAGCAGTACTATGATGCCGGGCTGTGGAGCGAGTCAAATCTGAAAATGGCAGTCAAGAAGAAGTGGATTACGCAGGATGAATATGACGAAATCGTAGGCGGCAATGAGTAAGTGGGAGTACATACAGAGCTTGCTGGATATTATTGACAAGCAGAGCGAGATCATCCGTCATCAGGCGGAGGTTATGGCAATGTATGGAATCGAAGAAGTAACTGATGATGGAGGCTGACGGCCTCTTTTTTTATAGGGAAAGGAGGGAAGATGGCTGAAGCATATGGAGTTACAGACAAAGGGTTTGTGCTGAAGCGGTATGACGAGATCCTGGAAGAGATCCAGAATGACGTATCTGATGCGGTTGGCTTCGATGTATCGCAGAATCCGCAGAGCCTTATCAATGCAGCGCTTCTGGTTCCCTTTGCAGACAAAATAGCTTCGCTCTGGGAGACCGCACAGGATGAGTACTATGCAAAGTATCCGTCAACGGCATCCGGAATTAGCCTTGATAATGCATGTCAGTACGGGAATGTTTACCGAGAAGGAAACCGAAAGTCTGAGTATATCATCCATGTAACCGCGGTGGACGGAACGGAAATTCCGAAGGGATCTTTGATCGCATCCAATACAAATCCCGCGGTCAGTCTTCAGTGCGCGGCGACAACACAAATCACAAGGCTGAAGTGCCATGCAATCCAGATTCGAACGGTGACAGTTAGGGAGGGAGCTTACCAGATCCAGTTGAACGGAAAGATGTATGCATATACCTCGAAGACAACGGATACCTCAGAAACAATTCTACGTGGACTTGGAAACGCACTTAAAGACGTCAGTGGATATACGGTCACCTATGACAGCAAAAATGAAAATTTGGTCATTACAGACTCGTTGCAGACCCGTGAAAACGAGGTGGTTCTGTCCACGAATCTGACTACTATTTTCGTAACAGGATGCGTGCCATATCTGACAAGCGACTATGGAGAAATCGTGCTTCCGGAAGGCAGTATCACGGAGATTGTGTCAAATGTTACCGGCCTGAAGTCGATTATCAACGCAGTGGATCCGACGCTTGGACAGACGCAGGAGTCGGACGCGCATCTCAGGCTCTCGTATGTCGAAAAAAAGTACAATTCCGCGACTGCGCAGGCCGAAGCAATTGAATCCTATATCCTGAGCGATGTGGAGAATACGAAGGCGGTCAGGGTCTACGAGAACGCGACTGATGTAGAAGACTCCGAGGGAAGACCCCCGCACAGCATAGAAGTTGTGGTGGACGGTGGGAATGCCGATGAGATCGCCAAAGCAATCCTACAGAAAAAGAGCGGAGGTATTTACACCTTCGGAGGGATCCGAACAAGCGTCCTTGGAAAGTATGGAGACACGATCAACATCGGGTTCAACCGGCCGGAAAAAGTGTATGTCTGGGTGAAAGTCGAGATCACGCAGGGCGGTGTATCTGTCGAAGCAGAGTATGAGGAAATTATCAAAAGTATCATTCTGAACACCAAAGAGCTGACGATTGGGGACAGTTTCCTCAGCCAAAGCTATATTCAGCCGATATATGCAGCTCTTCCTGGGATCAAGTTCTGCGATATCAAAGTGGCGACCGGCACGGAGACGCAGAAGACCGGTACTTATACGGCCGGAAACATTGATATATCCCAGAGACAGGTTATCGACCTGAGCGCAGCAAGGATTGAGGTGAGTCTGAAATGAAGCTGGTAGAAGAGTGGAAAAAAGAGCTCCCGTGCCAGTTCCAGGGAAAGGCGAATCTCTCAGCGATCATAGACGCGGTTGGAAAACAGATTACAGGTCTTGAAACGGTGTTTGCTGATCTCAAAGAGAAAACGGATATCCGTTATGCGGCCGGTAAGAATCTGGACATGATTGGCGACATCGTAGGGATCACTCGTCTGGAGGCTTATAAGCTTCTTGAGATTACGGACATTGATGCGCTGGATGATGAGGCATATCGGAATGTCCTGTATTTTCAAATCCTGAAAAATAACTCATATGGGACGTATGAGGACATCATGAAGGGCCTGCATCTTCTGTGGGGCGATGAGTCAATCATCACCTACGAAGAAAATCCCATTACCGCCATATACAACGGGGAGCCATGGGAAAAGGCCGGCCCTGCGTCTCTTCGAATTAATATTAAGGATATCCCTTCGGACATACCGGATCCGACCGTGATCAAACCAATGGTAATCCGTCCTGGCGGCGTAAAGATGTTTTTCGAGACCAATTACAGAGATCGGATCGAGCTGAAGCCTTGGGAGCGCTTCCGGAATCTGCAAATCACTTACGATATCTATAACCGGTACACTGGTCTTTTCGAGTATGACGGAACGATCCGGTATGCGGCACAGGAGAAAGATGCTTATATCCTTCATAACGGACGGATTCAGCACAACAGGGTGTATCGGTTTGATGCGCTGGATAAGCACTACAACATTTGGGACGGCAAGTATAAATTTGACGGCACGATACAGTGGGGGCCGATAGAAGGAACGGAGGCACCGGACGAAGTGGATGCAGTATTACTGAATCAGGCGAAGCTGAAGATGCTGAAGATGCGTGCAATTGGCAGCGATTCTTGGCAGATCAAGTACTTTGTGTTTGGCACAGGGCTTGGAGATGATGGGAAGAAATACATTCCGACTGGGAAAGAGACAACCTTGAAAAAAGAAGTAGCACGCACGGAAGTGATTTCAGCAACGAAGCTGGATGAGCAGACCTATCAGTATCTTGGGGAAATTCCTGAAGATACCGCAAACGGCCTGTACATCACAGAAATGGGCCTTGCGGACAGTGACGGTGATCTGGTCTGCATTAAGACCTTTGATAAAAAGCTGAAGAGAACAGGAACGCCTATGGTGTTCAAGATTGATGACATTGTTGACATTGTTTACTGAAAAGGAGGGCAAGCATGGCGGCATTTAGTGTCCCGGCAGAACCGGATTTTAATGTAACGCACGTGGAACAGGTAAAGCAGTCTGACTACGTGGAGGCGTCTTTTGTAAATGGGTACTATCAGACTTTTCTCCAGAACGACCGGTATCTACTGAACCAGGTACAGAACCTGGATAAGTCCACGGATGAAAAGATCAAGAACGCAAAGCCGGAAGAGATGACAGAGGCGGAAATGAATGCAGAGATTGCGAAATTCGCAGAAGGGAAGGTGTAATCAATGGCTTTTGTACCGACATCAATGCTGAGTAAGATCAATGATTCGATTGCGGCAGCACTCAAACGTAAGCTTGATGCAAATGGCGTCCGGAATGACGCAACCACAACGGATGCGGGGTATGTGCTTGATGCACGCATGGGAAAAACCCTTGGAGACCGCGCGGAGAAGCTAGAGCTCAAGGTTGGAGATTTGTATTTTGATACGGATTCTTCCGGAAGATGGGGCTACAAGTCCAGCAAAAATGGAGCAGTAACCCCTTTTAGGAATCCCACCGGCAATGCGGAAGCGGGCGACGTGCTGCGTGGGATAAAATTCGCCAACAAGGACTATGACGCACTGGTTGGTACAATGCCGAACAGGGGAAATCTGAATGTCACGCTGACGCCAACCGGAAACAACACTGCTTCGCAGGATGTGGCCGCAGGCTATTATTCTGGGGGAACGATCACGGCGAACGGGAGCAAATCGTATAATGCAGGATATGCGGCTAAGGCATTTCGCCGCATTCTGCTTGGGACAGGCGGCAATGGCAACTACAGCGCGACTGGCGTTCCGAATTGGCAGGGCCTAACAAATGATAATTTCGTGTTCGTGCCGACAAAGGTACACTACTGGGGTGGAACATACAATACGGACGGTGCCGCGCAGTATGTCGTATTGGGGACCAGTGCAGGCGGAGATATATATCCATCTGTTTCGTACAATGCAGGAAATGGAATTGTAACCGTAACGGGATGTAGCGCCGAGGCATATTCGAACGGATATGATCGACATGGATCGTCGGCGAATGTTGCGGTCACAGGAAACATATATTGCGTCGTTGCAAATTAGCCGGCAGGACGGGAAAAGGTTACAGCGCAACAGTGGATAGAAACATCCGTGCCGCGGCGCGAATGATTCTGATGGCCTCGGGCATGTATTTGCTCGGGGCCTCTTTACAAAAGGAAAAGGTATGAAGATTACATGACAGCATGGGACTTTTTGGACGACACGTTTAAATGGCTTTTTAATTCACCTGGGTTCGCAGACGCACTGTTCCGATTGATCTTTGTGATCATTGCGGTGCTGGTCGTCATTGAAATTATGCCATCAAGGGCAAAGCCTTTATCAAGTATGGCACGGA